CTGCCCGAGCTGGGCATAGGAAAGGAGAGGGGAAATGGTAGAGATCACTTTGGGGTTTCTCCGAAACCATCATGCCTGTGCCGAGGCGGTAGAGGCGTGGAAAGAGAGAGGTTGCGAGTCCGATCCGATCAAAGTCTTCGGTCAGGCTATGGCAATAGAACGCTACGAGTGGGCGAACTGGGTGATGGTGCGCATACTGAACAGACAGCAGCTTGTCCATTATGCCGTATTCGCGGCAGAGTTGGTGTTGGGTCTTTACGAGACCCTTTATCCAAATGATGACCGTCCCCGCAAGGCGATCGAAGCGGCAAAAGAATACTTAAAAAACCCAACCTACGCCGTCTGTCCTGCCGCCCATGCCGCCGCCGATTCCGCCGCCGATGCTGCCCGTGCAGCCTATGCTGCCCGTGCGGCCCATGCCGCCGCCTATGCTGCCCATGCCGCCGCCTATGCTGCCCGTGCCGCCGATGCTGCCGCCTACGCCGTCTCTCCTGCCGCCGCCGATGCCGCCGATGCTGCCGCCTATGCCGCCTATGCCGCCGATGCCGCCCATGCCGGAAGAGAAGTGCAGGAGCGGATCATAGAGTATGGCATAACCTTATTAGGAGAGGCCGATGGATAAAAAGAAACCAAGGATCGTTGAGGGAGATTTCAAAGGCCACCCAACCATCACCGCACAAGTCGTTGATGGGCACGTTGTGCAGGTGAAAAGTGAGGAGGGGTAAGGATGATGACACTAAGTGACGAAGAATTGAAATACATCGAAGCACTACAGCCTGTGTTTAAGAAGGCACTGGGAGCAAGGAAACAACTTGATGAGTGGCTCTACTGTAAAGAGAGAAAAGAAATTCTTTCTTACATGAGGTGTCTTCGCTGTCCACATTGCAGTGGCGGTGAAATGGATGCCAACCTTCTCCGTGCCCCTCTCCCCATCGATCCTCAGAATCCAAGACGGGGAGTCATGAATATGATCAGTGGCCTTCAATGGTGGGTAGTGCGAGGGTTAGACTCACTATCTGCTCATACAGATAACACCCCTTATCTCGCCCTTCTTAAGAAACTTGCAGCGCAGGAAGGGATGACGATACGAAAATCCAAGAAGCAAGTACCCACCCCTCCTTCAAAACTTTACATAAGAGTCACTCGGAAAGGGAAAGGTCGCTATCCACATACGATGCTCTCATCAGAAGGATGGAGAACACTTGGTGATGTGTGGAAGTCCATTCAGGACATGCTGAATGACTACACTCTAAGAGATAGAGACTTCTTTTATGAGTGTAGACTACTGACAGAGGCGGAAGTAAAAGAGCAAAAAGTGACCGCTGCGGGAAAGGGGGGAGGATGAGCCACTTCACAGATAAGGACGAGATACAAAGCATCTTACCATCGCAAGGGTGGCTTTCAGACTACGTCAGTTTCACCGACGGTCTTGAAGCATGCCCTCGCTTCCGTTTCTTCACTGCATGCTGTGTACTCGGCGCAGCGCTTAACAACAAGGTGTATATCTACCGAGGCGATGAGGAACTTCTTCCAAAGCTTTTCCCTAACCCTTGGGTAATGCTTCTTGCTCCACCAGGACGGGGACATAAGACATCAACGATCAACTTAGGAATGAATTGTCTCTATCAGGCATGTCCAGAGGTTCGGCTCATCGCTGATAAGATCACACCTGAGTCTCTTGTCCAGGCGTTGAGTACACCCACATCCAAAGGAGAGAAGATAAGCATCGGCCCTTGTGATGCAACCGGTCTCATAAAGGCGCCTGAGCTCAGCGTATTCTTCGGCAAGCAGCAGTATAATGCCGGTCTCATTACACTAATCACCGATCTCTATGACTACCGTGAGGAGTGGGTCGCTGAGACGATAGGAAGAGGGAAGAACGTATTGAAGAATATCTGCGTAAGCATTCTGGGTGGATCCACACCGACATGGTTGCAGAAAATGCTCCCGGAGGATGCCTTCACTGGCGGCTTCATGTCGCGCTTCATCATTGTCGAGATGCCACAGAGTTACTTGCGTAGAGTGGCATTTCCCACGAGAAAGAAGAGCGTCAGCGCGAAGAACTGGAGTAAGCTCACCGAGGGATTGCATGAGATCGCAACAATGCATGAGGGCGAGATGTTCTGGACGCAGGACTGCGCCGCATCCTTCGAAGAGTATTACAACTCTCTCTTACCGACTGGAGATGTTCAAAAGGACGCTTACCGTGAGCGCGAGCCAGAGCAAGTTCTCCGCCTCGCTATGCTCCTTGCACTATCGCGCAGGGAAATGAGTGTCACACTTCCCGACCTGCAAAGGGCTAAGCAACTTATCGACCTTCTTATGAATGAGACTAACCCGCGGATCGATTACTTAACGACGAATCCAAGAATGTCGTTGACGCAGGACATACAGAATCTTCTCCGGCTTCACGGGCCGCTCACTGAGGCCGAGCTTATGAAGAAGACCTACCGTGGCCTTACCTACGGCGAGGCTCAATTCTACGAAGCGGTGCACGTTCTGAAATATACGCAAGTCGTGGAGGTAAAGCCGCAGAAGAACGGTGCGCCACTTATCGTCTTGAGAAAGGAGGCGAAGGATGAAATGGTGGAAAGTCGTCGATGAGGATAAGAGGAGTGCTGCACTTGCGCTACACGAGATGTATGAGAAAGGAGTGAAGAGTGCGGAGATCGGCAGGGTGCTCCAAGTGCATTACGTAACCATATTGAATCTCTTCCGAGAGTTCAACCTACCACTTAAGTCGAGAGGTGGACCGCATCATAAGCCTAAGATAAACATTACAAAGAAGGAGTATCTTTCCATGACGTATGAGGAAATAGCGAGGAGGAAAGGGATAAGCACATCGAGCGTAAACCTCTTTACACGACGGTTTAGACAGGAGGGGCTGCGCAAGAAAGGAGTGAAGAAAAGTCAATCCTCCTGAGGGATGTCCTGAAAGATGTGTGAATACTTTTCCATGATCTGCGATCTTTCATCTACATCTTCGGTCAAGCGGAGCTCTCTGCGCAGCATACTCCTCGCCTCGCTGAGATGAGCACGTTCCAGAGCGCCGTACTGCCGAGCCCACTTCTCCTTTGGCATCGGCGCAGTCTTAAAGCCGAAGAGGGAGGATGTAACCTGTCCCCACGTCCTCCCTTCTGGTGATCCATCCCATGCTTCCTTGATCATATTCCAATCTGTGCCTATTGGAACAGGCCCTGCTGATGCGGGAAGCAGAGCGTCCCAGATGTAAGATGTCTTCTTCGCCACACGCACGTGCGGCGGTTCCCAATCGTAGCATATTGGAGTGCCGTTGAAACGCCGGTTTGTTGAAAGAGCTGAGGCGATCTGAAGGAGAGGGTTGCCGAGTAGCGATGACATAGGATTCTCGCTAAGCTCATTCAAGTCACCAAAGCCGGGAACCATGAATGTAAGGTTAAGGTATTGGAGCCGGTCACGAGCATCTCGGAAAGGAAGGACAAAGAACATGCTGTCTTTCACATAATCCGGCATTACCCTTTCCAGTGTAGACCACTCTTCATCAGATGCTTTCACGGAGTTTAAGCTCAACTGTTGCATCCCTTTATACATGCCGTAAACGGATGCATAGTGCAGTGGATACTTTGTCGCAGATTCAAGCATGAGCGGAATAACCTTCGACTGCCAAGTGAAGAACGGCATTATGCTGGACCGCATGCGCGCCGTTGCGCGAGTAACCTCGCCATAGTTAAATGTCCACTTCATAGCATCCCAAGTTGCATCCTTGTGCGCCATCCCTTTATCCAGGTTGTGAATATACTTTGCATACTTGAAAAGCATCTCCTCTTGACCATACATCTCTGTCATCGGTGCTGAGATTTGACTGAAATGGCTGAACGCGCGTTCAATCATATTTGCACCGTATCGAGCACCTTCACCGATGCGGAATATGTCGCTATCGATGAAGCGGCCTTCATATCCTACCTCACGCGCAAAGCGCTGGAAGAGAGGCGTACTGCTTCGCATTCCACTGGTAGCATGCTCATAGATATCTACACGGAGCGGAGAGAGACCGCCCATCCAGTTCAATACTGCATTGCCTATCGTGTTACGGATATGCGTAGCAGGTCGGAAGAGTATCTTACCCATCTTCCAAGGAGATAGGAAGTACTTATTCATAACCGATGAGGATATCTTTGGAACTTCGATGTAATCGCGAAGTGCAAGCTCTACATCTCGCTTCACGTAAAGAGGGGTACCGCCCTTAATGAATGGACTCCACAGAGTCTTCATATACTTTCCCTCTTCTCCTGGGTTGATACTTACACGAAGCGCGTTGGGCATTGTCTTCACAAGTTCAGTAATGGAGTGGGTCGCTGCTTCACGTGATGCTTTGAAAGCTATCTCCGGCACGTCCGTCGGAATGTCATGAAGACCTACGGCAAGGTTGCGAATCTCCTTTGGCACGCTTTCATCCTTAATGAGAGATCTTATCGAAGATTGCATTTCCTTCACATCGACACTCCTACCTTCCATAGCATCGCTGATCGGCTGGAGGTACTTCTGCGCAACAGGATCTCTCCCTTTCAACACTGGAGAAAAGGGTTTCCACCACTGCTGAAGATGGGAGCGGAGAGCATCATTATACTCTCTTTCCATTCCACGACCGACTCGGAGAGACTTCTTCTCTCCGAGGTATTCAGCGAGAAGTTGCTTCGACCTTTCATTCTTCACACCGCGAAGTGATCCCTGCTTTAAGGCTCGGATGAAGTCGATACGCGTGAGAGGATCTTCCTGCTTGAGCAGTGCACCATACTTCTTTCCGAGATGCTGGAGAGTGCTACGCGAGGATTGAATCTCGCGCCACGCTTGTGCCCCCTCTGGAGCAAAGCGTTCCACTCCGGACTGAAAGACCTCGGGTAAAGTTTTCATAACAGTTTCACGGTGGATCTGTCCACGCTGAATCATCTTCTCGAAGGTAGGAACGATACGCTGTTCGCCCAGCCATTTCAGTCCTGATTGAAGAGGAGGTGCGACGGTATGGTCTCCCAGCCATTTGAGAGCACGACTGCCCGTCATAAGCATTGGACCGAGAAGTTCCAAGCCCATTGTCCACGCAGCATTTTCCATGAAGTTGTTGAAAGTCTCAGATGGAATCCAGTGCTTCCTTCCTTCAAGGAAGTTGATGAGATCTTCCGTTGCCGCGCCGGTAAGACCTGCACCAAGAGCGGACATAGGTATCGCTGTAGCCGGAGAGAGGGGGCCACCACCGGCTGTAAAGCCAGCCGCTGCGCCGGCACCCATCCCTGCTATTCTAAGCCCTTCCTTAATGTAAGGGTTAAGCTCACTCCCCTTCTCTTGCTGCCCAAGCGGAAGAGGGGTAGGCTTAGGTATAAGAGGAAGGCCCTTCGATGCAGCTTGAGTCTCACGGAGACGCGTGTCCAGGCCGGGGTAACTGTTGAGTATAGTCCTGGCTTCCTGGCTCGCTTCTTCATCTTGCCGCTCAATGGACTGCGCCGGTGGCTTTGGTACACCCTGAGATGTGGTGGAGCGAATCTCACTTAATGAGAGGCTGGACATCACATCTGGATCATTGAGAAGAATGTTTAAAGTCTCGTTACTCATTACTCACCTGCCTCACTTGCCCATATCTCACGAAGTAGATTAGCCTCACGGGGACGCTTCTTTGCGAACTCATCTGGGTTTAAACGCCACTGCATCAAGCAACGAGTGAAGTAGACCTTAGTGTCGGGCTTAACACGTTGAGACTGTCCCTTTGCAAAGAGCTCCCACGTCTGTCTCATTATACTCCGGCCGCCACCTCCAATTACCCGCTTCCACATCTGAGCTGCGATAGCCTCCGATGCAAGCTGTTCCTTTCTACTCATCTCTACATTAAGTTCCTGCGCTGTCTTCTTTACTGTGGTGGAAAGCTCTTTCTCCAGCGGACTACGAAGTGAGCGGTAAGCCCGCTCGACAAGAGTGAATCCCTTCCCTCCTGTGATATCCTCCTTACTTCCAGGTTCAACTCTACGAAGTATCTTCGCTCGACCGGGTAGTTCGGTCTTCTCTGGAGGAACGTAAGCCTCAGGGTTACGGTGGAAGAGCATCTTCCCCTCACTGAAAGGGTATTCACGTGGTATAGGCATGTCGGGCATGCCCTCACGTTGCTCAAGGAGGCGAGCGAAGACTTCTCGACGCGCTGCCGGCATAGCCATAACTTCATCGATGATGTCCTTAGGTATCGGCTCTCCTTGCGGAGCGGCTTTCACCGGCTTCAATGGTATATCCAGACCGGTGAGTACAGGATGTGTTCCACGTGGCGGTGCACCCCAAGCCCACCGACCAGGGTACATCTCTTGCATTGCAGTGTTCGCTTTACCGAGCTGACCTTGCGCAACATCAAGAGGCATGCGCTCACCCTCAACGATAGGACTGACGCCGTGCTCAATAGGCTGGCGCGAAGAGCGGATGAACTTCCTTGCCCGGGAGCGCGACTGAGCCCAATTCTCTACATCACCTTGAAGTGCTTCCAACGCCTGCGATTCAATCTGTTCCTTCGCCATCGGATCAGGTATGTTCCACATTGTCCTCTCCTCACCCTTTGCAAGTGGCGAGATGCGACGCTGCATTTCCTGAATATCCGGACGAGTAGACTCCGTCTCACGCAGGAAGATACGACGTAGGAGTGCATCAACCTGATCCTTCGTCAACTCCAGCTCTGGATTTATCCTTACTTTAAACTTAGGCATTGCTTACCTCCCGGTACGGGGTGGAAGTGTCTTTAACACATTTGGTTTCGATGAAGGCTTTCCAAGAAGGTACTTCCGTTTCTCATCATCGCTCATACCGGCGAAGAAGAGATCGACAAGTTGACTCTTAAGCTCGGGAGTGGTTATCATTCCACTTCCTGCACTGGGGCTTAAGGCACGGATGAGTTCGCCGGCAGTGTTACGTATGAGTTGAAGTTGAACTTGACCCTCTACTCCCTTTGATGAGGGAAGGTATCTACCGAGAAGAGTCTTAGGAGTGAGACGAGTACCTCCCGTCTCTCTGTCAACGGTGAAGTCGAAGTCTCTTTGAAGACTGCTGTACATACGGTTCAGCGTAAGAGCAACGTCCTGTGCCGCAGACTGAGGTTCTGCCCGCGCCAGCATCTCTGGTCCGATCATCTTCACGCCATTGATGAGTGATACTGCGGAACGGGAGAGACTCAGCGCGTAATCCTTCTCGCTCATCGGCATAGTCTGATCAGTGAGCTTACTCTGCAGTGCTTTCACAGAGTTGGCGTAAAGTGTAAAGTGAGTCTTCACATCTTGATCTTGGATATTCTCATTCAACCGTTGCTCTTCCAGGCTGAGACGTTTGCCTTCCATTCCGACTTGGGCGCGACGCAAGCCTACTTCCTCTCTCTTTAATGCTTGCTCCGTGGGAAGGAATGAGAGCTCTTGCTTAGCCTTAGAGGAGAGAGTTTCAGCCTCTTCGGTTTGAGCTTTAGCCTTCCTCTCACTGTACTTCGTTGCAAGGTTAAGTTCATTCTGAGCGAGCCGTTTCTGCACTCCGTAATACTCCTGCTGCCCCTGCGCGGCACCGAGCTCAGCCTCTTGCTTCTTTATCGGCAGCTCATAGAGATGCTTCTTCTGCTCTGCCGACGATGCGGAGTACATCCTCTCCTCCCACTGCTTCTGGGAGATCGGATCCATACCAGCGAAGTAAAGGAGGCCGTTCTTCTTATCTTCCAAGATGCCGGCATTGTCGAACTGGCGGGCAAGACGGTAAGTATTCTGCACTTCCTTCGACGCTTCCGCTTCCTTTCGAAGATCGGGATCGGAGATCATGTTCAACGTGACGATGGTGCCGCGCAAGCGCTGCGAGATAGTCGCGGGATCATTGTTATACTTATACTGATCTCGCTTCGCTTCGATGAGAGGTTCGAGATAAGTCTTAATGAAACCCTGTGACATACCCTCTCCAAAGCTCTTTCCCATATCTCCGCTCCCCTCACTCATCTTCATTGTCGGAGGTACAGAGACATGCGGAGACCCTTGGATAGGAAAGTTGGGCCGCGCCTGTTGAATCATTTGCTGCATCGTGTCTAAGAATGCCATTTTCTTACTCCTTCCTTCAGTAAGTGAGCGGAGTGTTTACTTTAGGTGTTGCCTTTTGTGTCATACTCGATCCAAGCGCTGCCCCAGCTGCTGCTCCACCGGCCTGCGCAAGACCGCTGACGATCTGATAACCAAGACCCGGTCCGCCGGACTCTGACGAGGAGGTGAAGGTGTAAGGAGAGAAGCCAAGGAGAGACATGGCAATGTTGACATAGGGGTTGTATTGACCTGCACTCACACCTCCGACCGACTCACCCATAAGCCATCGATTGAGATCTGCGGCTACCTTCTCATTCGCTACATTCCTCGCATATTGACCGGCTGTTCCCAGCTCGGTGAAGGGCTGCGCTGTCACCGCACCGCTCATCCTTGAATATGCATTCTCCAGGGCGGTACGCCGTGCCTGCTCATCCTGATATGCAAGGTTGGCATGTTGCGTGTCGAGGTATTCACTTAAGTCTTGAATCGACTTCTGCGTCTGCTCTGCACGGTTACTTGACCAAAAGGAAGGGCCGGAGAAGGACTCAGTGAGGAGGGGCAAGGTGGTATCCTGATACTCTCTCATCGCTGGATCACGTATAGCACTTTGGTAATACGCTTCCGTTGTCGCAGGGTTGATTTCATATGCTGGCTTGCCGCTTAAGAGAGATTCAAAGGCAGACGCCCGTGCTGGAGTCGTTGCACTGACCGATGAGAGATACTGATTCTCGATGTCTGAGAGCGGAGTGTACATCTCGCCAGGATAGGCCGTCACTCCAGAAGTTAAACCCTTCTGCGTTTGCTTAGCGAGTGTATCAAGAAGCTTCTGCTGCTCCGGTGTATAGATATTCTGCTTCTTAGTCGAAGTCGATGACGTTGCACCGCCAAGACCGAGCATACTCTTTGCACTATCTAAGATACCCATCTCTTTCTCCTTTTCACACTGGGTGTGAAGTTAAGATGATGCAACGACTGCACTTCGTGTGCGAGCAATGTACCACGGCTCAATCCACCGCATTTCAAACTCACTCGCAGATGTTTCAACCTTGAAGCGGATGGTCTGCGTAGTCAAGTTTAAGTAAAGAATGTACTCCTTCCAGTCATCTTGGGCGGCGAAGGATCTGCCGCCATGCCAAGTAAGACCTCCATCCACGCTATGTGAGAGTGTGAAAGCGCCGAAACGCGCTTCCACTCGAACTTCTGTGATGCGGGATGCATGGCCAAAGAGGAAGTCTTTCGTCTCGAAGACTGCGGTATCGGCGGAGGTAATACTCTGTGTATCCTCATATACTTGACCGTCGGACATGGCGAAGACAAGGGCAGGGTTTCCCGTGTTGATTACGCTATGTCGCCACACACCAAGGTAGTCATCCCAATGTCCACTTGCCATAGTCCATGTGGTAACTCCAGTTGCACCACTTTGATACTCACCGAAAGCAGTGATGTTCATTTCATTTCGACGCGAGCACGACCCATCTTTAAGACTCAGTTTAAACAAGGTGTCCGGTACATTCCCGGTCGTTGGATAACATATCCAATACTGCTGTAAGGACTTTACATAAATCGAGGGTGCGCGGTTCAGCTTGGACGTATTTACGATACGCTCTCCAGGTTGAAAGAGAAGTGGATTAAGATTCTCTATGAAAGGGGAGAGAGTGGTCTGATCAAAGCTGTAGAAGGAGTCAGAAGAGTGGAAGAATATCTTATCCGCACTCCGTGAAAGTGTATGACCACCTTCTGTGCCCACATCGGCTACCTTTATCGGACTGAATACCGACGTGCTGCCGACGTAGCGGATGTCCCAGAGTGTCTCTTCCTTCAAGAGGAAGCACTTATTGCCGAGAAGGATGAAGTTGATGCACCAGTCCGGAGTGTCAACGAGGTCGATACTTCCCGATGTTCCGCCAGTCCACGTCTCCGATGTTCCGGCTGATGACCATTGAATGCGGAAAGGGTAGTTATTCACACCGCCGAGAACGACGCGGTTTTGGAAAGAGATAAGTGTCGATGCAACAGGCGGAGAACCGCCGAGATTGAGGATTGCGGTTCCAGTAAACTTCTTAACTGCATCCTTTCCATTGGTGAAAATGAGAAGATCGGTAAGTATGCAATGGTAAATCGGGTTGTCCTCATTGCCGGTCATCTCCTTCACTGCGCGGACATCGTCAATGCTGAACGTGAACGCAGCTTGATTGACCGCAACTTTAATACCCACGGATATGATAGCAGAACAAGATGCAGGAGTGGCAATCGCAAGACTTACACGAGTCCACACTCCAGCACTGAGAGCAGGGAAGTTAATTGTCTCGATGGGAGATTCACAGGTATTCGTATCATCGAGTAGAAGCTGCACATCGCCACTCGCAAGGTCAATGGATGAGTTCACGAGAAGGTGGATATACGTGTAACCAGTGAGATTCGCTGAAGATATAGTCTCATGTGCTGCAAGGCCAGTACTGAACGTCTCGGATATGGTAAGAACGATGCACGATGTGCCTACCTTACCATCGCCGGTGGCGCATGTCACATTCGATTCCACTTGCCACACGTCTTCACAGTCTTCAAGAGTTTCACCTTCCGTCACGTCCTCCCATTCGATGGATGTTGCATTCCACTTGTATACACTCGATGTTGTGAAGATGATGGAGTATGTTGCACCAGTAGTTAGTGTGAAGTTTGCGAAGTGCATCGGTGTTCCCAGAAGAGGGAGACCGAGAGTCGAGTATCCCCAATCCTTTTTCACGACACCTTTATCGAAGCGCAAGCCAAGGACGTTTGGAGAGTTAGGATCCGGCAGGTAAATGGGATCCTTACTTACGTCCAACCCGCCAGTTAACTGCGTGAGCGGATATGCCTGCTTTCTCATAATTCACCGACCCTCGTCGAGAAGTCTCTTCTCTGCATGATCGAGAATGATATCGAAGCGTGCACTCACATTCCGCACTTGATTCCTTGACTGCTCGACTGACTGTTGAAGACCTATCATTTGATTATACATCTCCTGCACCATTATCATCGTTCGTGTGGGTACACAGTCACGAATGCAGATCGGACTTCCTTCCTTCGGCTTCCACCATGTCTCCTTGAAGTTGAAGCACTCCTCGGCTCGGTCGAAGAGACTCTTTGCAAAGGAGCATGTTTCAAAGTGGCAAGTATCGTTCACGCTTCACCTTCATCCTTAGTCTTTGGTGCAAATGATGCCAAGTTGAGCGAGTGGACGCCATGTTCCAGCAGTGTCACCAGTTGCTTCCTTTGCACCGGCGACATCACTGTGCGTGTGACTACCACCCCCGCCAGTCGATGTACTCGCACGAACATCCGTGTGTGCCAATGTCTCGGCCTGCGCCGGGTACTGGCAGTCCGAGCCAGTGCCATAGTCAGCAGTGAATGTGTAAGAATGGGTGTGTGCCGGCATTTCTGCCGTGGTCAGTGTGTGCGCCGCTGTGGCGTGGAGATGTGTCCATGAGCCGGCTTGTGTTCCACCGTTCGCATTAAACTTCCCTGTTCCACCTTTCACTGCCAGGAGAGCGTCGGCAGGTGTAGAGTCAATTGTCCATCCTATCGGCGCGGCGTTCTGATAAAACCACATTTTCGTTCCACTCGTGAAGGGGAGCTGCATTTCCAAGGCTTCATCATTCTCGAAGAAGAGACCGGAATGGCCGCTTACATCTTTGGCGTAGACTGCTCCCTTCGTGGCTGCTACTGTCGGTTTCGACGATTGCTCGCGGAGTGTGCACCATTTGTGCTCACCATGGTCGGCGTCCGTCCCGGCGATGTCCATGTAGTGGTCTTTTTCCAACCGCTCGCGGATGGCATTCTTAAGATTCTGAATACGGACTGCGCCGCCACTTATATCTTCACCTGCGGCAGGAAGACCCTCGAATGTTGAGTTCCAAGTTTCTGTGTATGCCACTTTATGTTCTCCTTACCTTAATGTTAAACTTGAAATAAGATGCAAGTTACTTCGCTCGGCGCCTTCGGCGCCTTCGCTCAGCGACGGGGTACTTTGATCCCAGAGAAGTTTTTGAAACTTCGATAAAGGTGGAAGAGGAAGCCTTCTCTTGGTCCCGAGATGTCGTACCCCGTCAAGAATACATAGCTCGGATTGAATTGCTTACTCTTCCACCTTTTCACGTCATGGATCCTCTCGCGCAAATGGATTTGTCCACCACTCACCGAGTGGTAGACTTCCGCCGGCGCAGTACGGCTTCGCGTAAAGGTCTTGATCGGGCCGTGTACGCTCTTCCTTCACACCCATTTTGACATACTCCATGGCTTTCGATGCAATGTTTAGGTACTCGCCGTTAAGGTAAGAGTTCGCTACATCCTTCGCGAGCATTATGATACTCTCATCCACATGAGTGAGGACGCACTCATCCGTATCGTCGGTCATCACGTCGGGCCACTGAGAGTAGCGGATGTAGAGATCATACGCTGCATCAGGGATTCGGAAGAGTTCAATGTAAAGGCCGAAGACAGTGTACCACTTGGGCCGCCCTGTTCCGAACTGCTCGGGGTACGGGATCTTAGTGTCGAGCTCGCGCGGACTTACATATATCAACTTTCGTGAGTCACCTTCATCCATGCACCGTATGGAGTATATGTCCTTCGGTCGAGTGAGAAGGAGGTCAGTCGTCAAGTGATACCGCTGCTGATCCGTGACAGTGGATGCAGATGTAGAATCGAGAGTGAGCATTTCATCGAAGTCGTTGAGTGAGACCAGAGCCTTTACCGCAGCATTGATTCCCTCCTCGACTGCGAGGACGGCCTCACCATCACTGCGAGGGAAGCCGATAAGGACACGTCTGCGGAATTCAGCAAGAGTAGTACCCATGGCACCTCCTTACGGTGCGGAAAGGGAGTAGTTTCCGCTGCGGAGAACTTCCTCCACATCGCTTCTTAACTTAGAACCTATCGCAAGAGGGATTGAGAATGTATCAGAGATTGTTTTAAATAAATCTGCGGACTCCTTCTCCTCCAAGCAAGAGAAGGCATATTGCGTAGCTACCGCCATGATGAAGGAGTCGTGATTCACATACTCAAGTGTGTCACCATCTCCACTCAGTAATACAGGCGTCTTAAGGTAGAAGAGAGAGAGTGAGTTATCGCTGGTCGGTGAATTGTGATGCAACGTGTTGCCATATCGAGATGCAAACTTTACATAAGTCAGCGCACCGGTTGGACGTATTGCATTCCACCGACCGTGCGGGATGAGCCATACAGTTATACTTCCCGTATCGTTGAAGATTGCATTTATCTGGTGCAGTCCCGTGAGAGAGGAAAGTGAGACGGATGATGCACCAGAGGTTGCAGTAAGCGATGAGGAGGTTTGAAGCTCCGGCGGCTGAAAGGCCAGTGCACCAAGTGTATAGGCAAAGTTGACACCCTCTTTAGCAAGTGCAATGCCGAGGGTGTCATCTCTGCCCAGTGCATCCGTTACGTAAGTATACAGAGTCGAGAAGACGCTCATTTCTTGCTACCTCTCGCTGCGTTGAATACCTTATCGTATGCACTCTGTCGCGCCTTCTTCGCACTACCACTGTGCGCCTTTTCATACTTATTCAATACGCTGTAGATGTACGCATTCTTCCTGTCACCTTTCAATCCCTTCTTCTCAGCACTGCGGGAAAGCTGATTGTGTCGCCATTTAGGCATCTTGTCCTCCACCCTTACGTCATCGTTACCATGGTTCCGCCAGTGGCATAGGGAACTGGCATAGAGCCAAAGATGTAAGTTCCGCTCCCCCACTCATCCCAGCCATATTGACAAGTGCGACCAGTGAGGAGATGCATATGAGTAGTTCCGCATGTATCGGTGAAGACATCTCCGGTCAAGATGCTGCCGAGGTTGGTGTAGAAGTTGTAGAATGTGCAGTCCTGCCACAGGACGTATCGGTCACATGCATTGTTCCCTGTTACGAAGACAGCAGAGCATGCATTCGTCTCGGACCAACCTGAGATGAAACAGTCTTTAAACTCGTAGCACATTCCGGCATTGGTTACACCGGTCATATAGATCATTCCACCTGCTGTACGCACGGTATTCCGTGGATCGCCGATGTGGCACCCCTCAGCGGTAAAGCCGTTGCAGTACCCAGCAGCGCTGTTATCGAGATAAAGAGAATAGCCAAGAATATCGCTGGCAAGCTGTGTTGCATTCTGTCCACTCTTCATGAAGAGCCCTTTAAGAAGGGTGTTCCTACCCTGTACACGCACGTCCGCCACACCGGTCGCTGTAGAGAGGTAAGTGGAGAAGTTGTGGAATTGGCAGTGGTGACCTGAGATGAGGAAGAGTTCAGTCATCGCTGTTGTACAGGGAAAGTAAACGCAACCAGCAGTCCCTGCCGTTGCCGGGATACGCTGATTCGGTGAGCCAAGACCGATGAGATGAGTCGATGACTTATCCCACGTTATCTTCGCCGTTTGGGTGTACGTGCCGGGGTAGACGCAGACAACATCGTTACGCGAAGCGACACATGCATCCTCTGCTTCGGCGAGGGTGTCGAAGAGGTGATCGGAATCGACTCCTTGATACTTAGCCCAAGACTCGTACTGTGAACTTGCCTCTGCTACGAAGAAAATATCGCCAACACCAGGACCGAGTTGAAGTGTGGACATTATCCACTGTTCGAGAGATGGAGCGAGATGACGCCTTTTGATTTTCATGGTGATTCCTCCTTAGTTGCCCGTCAGGCGCCACGTGAAAGTGGCGCCCCGGCTTGTCAAAGAAGCAGTTTCAATGTATGTTAACCGATGATAGGAACTTCTTCCCAAAAGAGCGTGGAGTAAGTTCCCGCTGTACCTGCCGCGACGGCACACATTAGGTGCACGAGATAACCAGGTGGTATGATGATGCTTCCATCAAAGTCACCCTGTATCTGACCCTGGCCTACAGTATCGATTGCTGCATAGATGTAGGCAAGGGATGCAATGGCGGTTGCCGCAGTAGTTATCGTCGCGATGGAGTACGCCTTGCAGAGAGATGTCGGCGAACCTACAGGGCCAAGGAGACAAGGCCCTGTCACTGCCGCAGTAACGGAACCTGGAACGGTAGCCTGCACTGAGTAGCCAAGCAGAAGTTCCAGTGCATTGGCATCGGTTACAACATTAGAGAAGTCCCACTTACCGAGAACAGCATTGACTCCACTACCTGGCGGGTTCCATATGATATTGCCGACCGCCGATGTTGCACTTGCGCTCATAGCGATTGCAGCGCAGTAACTGTAGAAGAGACTGCCACGTGAGGCTGCCTCATAGTACTTGCCATGACATTGAGAGAGAAGCATCTCTCCTGTCTTACCTCCACGGACTGCACCGACAACACCATCCGAACGTCGGACTGGACCGGGAACCACACCGAGGTTTGCTACGATTTCATTCAACTGTACACTCATGGCATCACCTCCTAATATCCCGGAACATTGAGATTGATGAGAGAGTAGAGAGTAGTCGCGCTCACCTGTAGCACTTGACCAAGAATGAGGTCAGTGGTTGTTGCAGGTACGCTAAGCTCTACTGCGCCACTCGTCGCATTGGACAGTGCAACCTGGAGACCAAGAGTGACCGTTCCATCGGTGAGGATGGAACATGTGCCCTTCACCTGATTCCAGAAGTAATACCCTGACGTTACGTCGATAGGAGGGACTCCGGCGATACCGCCGGCGATGGCGTTATATACGCCGAGGAGAACACCATGCTGAACACTTTTCATAAGGCTCACAGTGTTCGTTCCTGCTGTGATGGCGACTCGGACGGAGTCATAAAGGTCGATGTATCCTGACCCACTTGCCGCAATGGCGGCATGACCACGAACTTTGTAGAGCTCGCCGCCATATGTCGCATCATCCACGCGAAGCCAGCCATCTCGGTAGCCATTCGCTGCGATGAGAGTTGCACCAAGTGTTACCTTAACCCGCTTTGCGCCTACTGCCGCGGTTTCCGCCACGGCGATAGTGTCGTGTGCACCAACTGTCGGAGGACCCATTGTCCACTTTCCTGGAGCGAGTGTTTCACCGGCGAGTGCGTAAGCATACTTGCGCCCATCGTCGAGACTTCGCACCGTTCCGATACGCTGCTTCTGCGTGGCGGACTGTTCATAAAGACCTTGAACAAAGATCTTAGACTCTTGTTCTGTGTAAGTTCCTACTTTATCACCCATTGTCTTGTACCTCCTTAAGTACCGGCTACTGCGTGATGCTGTGCAGTACGTGATGCGCGATAGGACGCGACGTTGTAAGATTCATAACACACACGATCTGTGCTACACGATCATTGGGCTGGTCGGGTATTACTTTCCAGTCTGTCATCTGCATCCAGTAATCTTCATCACTCGTCAGCTTAAGATAAGCCGTGTTGACGAAGTACATGTTTCCACTCGGTGCAGATGGTGACCACACGAAGGGACGGCCCCGGAATTGCAGTGTATCGAAGCCGAGCTCGGCGAGCATGGTATTTTGCAACACCTTCAACTCGAACGCCTCCTCCTCGTAATACTCAAAGATGTCCTGAGTGGTGACGATGACGATGTCCTGGAGTTCCGTGTTGGCATACTTAAGACATGAGTTGAGGCAGTGCCGCATGTCCTTTACGAGGTATACCGATGAGGAACCGGTGGACGTGGTGTACTGGTTGCGCCACCAAGAGTAGGAAGCGCGGTCAATGCCGTGTAGGGTTCCCGTCGTTGGATCAGTTGCAATGATGTTCTGGAAGCCATTCGGCTCCTTAGACCCAGTGCCGTCCGCGAAGAAGACGGATTCAAACTCTTCATTCATCCCGCGCTCCGCCGCGCCAAGCTTAGCATCTACGAGACGGATGAGCGCAGCTTTTCCGCGGTTCTGCTGATCGTCCTGGAAGTAGCGTATGATCGACACGCTGACATACTTCCAATCCTCATACGCCATGGTGAGCAGTTCGGAGTCATTAATCGGCACGGAGTCTCCCTTACTTATCCACCGTATGGTGTCGTTGCTACCATACTCTACGGGAATCTCAATGCGCCGATATCCCTTTATACCCTCGATTCTCTCCCTCTTTCTCATCCACGCGATGAGCGGAGTTTTCAAGAAAGCCTGTTGAGTAGCCTTCTCCTTCCTATTCGCCCATGTGGAAGTGAAGAGGGTATCAATAGTTTCTGACCAAGATTGTGCATCGTTCGACATAGCACTTCTCCTTTAGAATTTAATCTTACCTTCCCTCTCCATTGCCTCAAGGGCAGCCGTGGCAGCATCTACTCGCGTGCTTCCTCGATCCTCTTTCGATATGGAAGAGGACTGGCCTGGCTTTTCTCCCATTGGAAATCGCCGTGCAGGTAATGTACGCAAGAGTTCCTTGCGCTTTAGTGGATCACTTTCGTCTTTCGCGCCTTTTCCGCCGGCCTTCTCCTTCGCAAGGAGGAATGCTTCACGAACGCTCAGCGTCGGATTCTTCCTTCCTATCAGGTAAACTTCCTTTTCAAAGCTCTTGAAGTCCTTTCCCTCTTCGCTTGCTTCCAAATCTTTAATCTCTTGACGAATGGTCATCTCTTGCATCTTTATGAGAAGCGGTTGGATATACCGTTCACCTATGGTCTCAATGACGAGGTTAAACTGCTCCTGTGGAGGGAGCTTGTCGAGATCTACTTCCTTCTCTGTGGTTCGAGCTCGACGGAGACCTTCCTGCGCCAGCGCATCCACGTCATCCCCGGCGGACTCTCTCTTTACCGCCGTTCCAAGCTCTGCATCTTCCAACTCATCGAGGCGATCCATGAGAGCATTATACTGCTCCACGCTAAGCGTAATGCCATTTGACCTGTCATCACCGCTGGACTTATCGTCGGCAGTACCTGTTGCCTTCGCAGCATCATTCAAAGAGTCTTCGCTTTTCTGGTCATCAATTTCCATCTTCTACCTCCTGCTCGCTCCTTTGTTTAACATCTGTGTCTTTAAGCTGCGGCTTCACTGACTCAGCGGTCTCCGCCTTATACCGCTGCAATGCCCTTCTTGCATGGTGGAACATGAAGTCAAGAGTACGCTGTGATGGCTGCCCTTTGAACTTGAATACCGGCCTCTTTGACTCGGGGTCATCCTGCTGCGGATGAAAGACAGTGCATGTCATTTGATACATTATTTCGCGCTTCATTTGTCGTTTATCCTCCACTTTTAACTCAGCTTAGCTTCTTTGTCATTTATCCAGTTGACATCGTGGAATCCGCACATTGCCGCAGCACGAAGTGCTTCACTTTGCAGTCCACCATGGCGCATCTTTAACTGAGGGCACTCATTTCCAGGAATGAGAAAGATCATGACTTCACTCGATAGGTAGAGATACTGCACTTCGTTCACCGTGCTTACATCAATGCGCGAGCTTGCACGTTGAACTTTCGACACAGTTCTCGGTAGTGCCTTTTCGATGTCACTTGTATCGGCGTTCCATCGAAGTCGTAGTTTACATGCTCTCTGAACCAATCTCCTGGCCTCACTGCTTTAATGACTTGCTTTACGGTGCATTGACATGAGGGGCACCGTGTGTCCATTTTACGCTGTTCAAGGTCGTTTATGCAACAAAAAATTTCCACCTCCTTTCCACACGCCGTGCATTCAAAGTCATAGAGTGGCATTTCATTTTCTCCTTCCGCGCTTCGCGCTTCGCATATCCTGCATACACTACCGATAATTAAATTTCCCTTCCTTCATTCCATTCTTAAACTGCTCGAAAGCGAGAGGTGCCTGCGGTGATCCGAATGACTTCCTCCCACCACCGCGATTCCCTTCAGCTGCGCCTGGCGCGGACTTGGGAGCGCCTCCTTCATTCTCCTGCGCCATCATAGTTGCAGGATCTTGCTGCTGGTTCACGATGCCGCTGACACCCGGAGCGATGTCCTCATACTGCGAGAGATGGTACTTTCGCAAAGCGATGGGATCGACGAGTGGGTCACCGCCGTATGTCGCACGAAGTCCATCGGCGAATTTCCGCTTTACATTCTTCGTAACCGGGAAGCCTGAGTCAACATCCACTTCATAGTCATACTCACCTTGGAGCTGATCGCCGGTGTAGCTCACCCAGAATGTATCACCTTGCGGTCCAACGATCTTGGCAACTCTCTCCTTAGTCCAGAATGAGAAGATGTATTGATTCCACTTTCGTATGATGTTGCTGAGAACATCACCCATTACGTCCTTCTTCTCGTCGATGCGCATATCGAAGCTTCCGGCCACTTCGGCAGTTTCCGTTGCGGTGGGCTGCTTGCCCGACGTGCGGGCGAAGGACGCCATTTGATTCTCCGAGAAGCCCATACTCTCTCGCATGTCATTCATTACGAGGGAGGCTTCCATAGAGAGATCAGGAGGTATGTGTGGCTGGAGCATGCTGATGGCCGTTACAACACTGTCTGCATCGACTTCTATGAAAGGGCCTACTTTGCCGCTAAGGAAGCGCTCCGCTGCATCAGGAGCGAGAGCACCTTTAATAACGAGGAACTTGAGAAGAGCGACCTTTCGATGATCTGATGTCTGCGACCGTATCTCGTTCAACTCTCTCTGCTGTGGATAGAGGATACGAACGTCAGGGATGGGCCAGAAGTACTCTGGATCCTCATTGAAGATTACGAATTCATAGTTGAGTCCATTTATCTGAAGAGCATCCTCCTCGGTAAGGAGGAGCTTGTCTTCACAGATGACGTAGATGCTGCCGGTGCGAGCATCGCGGATTTCGAATAGCTCACAGAGCTTTAAGTCCTCGCCTTCGCCATGGAAAGCGTTACGCTGTCCACTTTCCACACTCGCCCTTTTCGTTCCGTTGAGCTCACCAGTGAAGCGGTACTTTTGATCTTGCTGCACATCGCTCAGTGGACGTAGGATGCGGTGGCATATCCACGGCAAGTCATCAGGGTCACGCGCTCCCCACGGAACTATGATGTCCTCCGGCATCACAGGAAGAGCCCAGGGCAAGCCGGGACGCACGTTTACGTTGTACTCGATTTGCCTTGCCTCCTCCTTCCTTGCCACTTGCGTCACAGTTGCACCATCCTCATCGACACTCTGCGATGGAAGGAAGCCGAACTCACTGTCGAAGCCAAGCTTAATCGGCCCGATGCCGCAGAGGTAGGTATGCAGTGCAGCAAGCTTCATCGTCTTCTTTAACTTCGTAGTCTTTATAAGCCAGTTATCGATACTCTCAACGATTAAAGCGTGAGGGACGAGCTCTGGTCTCGTTGCAGTTATGCTCACGCGTGGAGAGCGGAAGTAGATCCGTGGGATGAGAGACTTTCCATAACTGAACACCTTATTCACTGGGAAGACCCCGGTGTCCCAATACCCACGGTACATCTTTCTATACTCTTCCCAGGTGGATTGGTTGCCGTACTTCGTTCGATACCTCTCCCCTTTCTTAATCTCACTCATCCACGTGTTTATGAACTCGGCATGCTCATTTGACTTCACTTTCTTCTTGCTCATTTCCCACCCTTCCTGTCCACCTGGACGATTCCCTTCTTTTCAAGAAAGTCTGCATACTCCTGCGGAATGACTCGATACAGACGACGACCGTTCTCATCCTTAAACCATACGCCGGAGGTAGCGCTCGGTTCAATGTTTAGTGCTTTAAGCTTGCGCTCGTGTGAAGCACGGTACATCGCCGCTCTCTTCCTCGGCGAGAGAATGCTTGCCGATGGATCCGCGCCGGGTTCATGTTCGAGACTGCGAATTGCTTGAGTCAGCTTTATGTCATCACTTGCTTTTTGAAAACGCTTTACGTACATCTCTGTTCCAGCTTGCCGTGATAGTGCATTGACCTCATCCTTCGTTACCGGGAGTCCGCTGCCATCTTCATAGATAAGGTAACGCCAGGGGTTCGGCCCGGTCTGCACATCAATGATGCGCTTCCCTTCATGGATCATCCCTTTCAGTCGCGGTGCAGCGGAACTTGGTCCGCGCAAGAGCGACTTTGCGATCTTCGGAATAAGTGTGCCCGGCATAGCCTCAGCCTCCTCTTCGCCGATTTGACTCACTGCCCCGGCGGTCAGTACGCCTACCGGGATACTGCCTTTAAGAAGGGATTTCAAGAACTCTTTATTCAACTCATCCACCCCCACTTTCTTAACTTTGACAAGTCCTCTTCCATAACCTTTGTTAAGTCCAGGCGATATTGAATATCTTTACTGAGGACTGCATTATCCAGTGTTCGCTGCACACGGCGGCGGCACTCACCAAGCGTAGATCCTCGCCCTGTAATGCAGCCAAGTATGCCGTGGTATCCAGCGAGAACTTCGCGGTGCTCGGTATTCCACTTTACATCGCTGAACCACACATGCCCTTTTGCTTCATCACTGACGTTGAGATACTTTACCCCACTCCTTTCAATGTAGTCCTTCTGCTTTCCATATGGATATGGCGGCACACTTAGCCTGAGTGCCAGTGCGTATTCACTTCGAGTAGGTGGAAGCTTCCCTTTAACTGCAACATTCCAGAAGAAGTCGAAGAGGGATCCTCGTATGAGTTCGCTTAATGCTTGGATGGAGTCATAACTGAAGCCTGCATTAAACCCAGTGAAGTACACCCTTTCGGCATTCACAGTACATTTCACACTTATCGGTCCGATGTACTTCACCTTCTTCAGCAGAGGAAGAAGAGGTGTCAGAGTACTCTCCGAGAGTCGATCGCCGTGTGTAATCCACACTATGCTGCCCGCACTGCCTTCGTTGAAGCCGATGTCACCTGGGAGGAAACGCTTTCTTTCGAGTGTGTGATTCATGCTGACGTACATCTCTCCATTGAACCATCCTTCAGTGGATATCTCCACTCCATCGATGGCATCATGCACAATGCACGGCAGAAGTGATTCTCCATACACTGATGCAACGCTCTTCAGATATTCACCTTTCTTCATCTCGGTCAATGTGAGCCAGGTACTACCAGTTGAGAGCGGTTTAATTGTAACAAGCCCTTCGGAGGTGCTCACTGCTTTAAGAAGATCCTCGCATGTCTGAATGGCCAGCTTACCGCCGCCCTCGATTTCAACTGACTTCATAAGTTGAAGTGCTACTCTTTCACCGTACTCCCGGTCAAGGGTAAGCTTATCATTGAAGGTTCCGCCGCTTAGAACGATGCGCTCTCTCTCCTTCATCTTATCAGCGATGTCACCACTACCCACGGAATCGAAGAGTATGAGGTCATATGCTTTTGCATCTACGCCGACAGACCATGGTATGGACGATGGATTGCGATATCCGCTCAACACACATTCTAAGTCTTTGTTCTCGTACATTACACGTACAACGTGTCCTTCCTGAGCCATTCGCAGTGCGAGTGGAATGGAATTGCCGTGTGCGCTTACACAAAGAATACTCGCCATTGTTACCTCACTTTCGCGTCATTTCGTAATGCTTACTTCATGGTGCTTACTTCATGGTGCTTACTTTGTAATGCTTATCCTATCGCCGAACCAGCTCGATACGATAAGCTCGCATGAGTACCTCACTCCATCAACGGTGGATGCATTTCCCACTGGGAAGGGTTGTCCGGTTATGGCACAACCTACCATTATCATAAGAATTATGAAAGAAATAGCTACGCCGAATGGACGTATTGCTGCGCGCAGGTTCACCACCCAAGGCGCCGGTGCGCCGCACACGTCTCGGTTGAAGTATTCGATTTGAGCCTTAAGGTACGCGGTTGTGGCAGCGACGTATTCCGGCAGGACATCTGGCTTGGTCGTTGCAAGAGTGGACATTGTAGCCTCAGGGGTGTCTGCTTCCTTCTTAAGCCACTTCTTTTTCACGAAGTCCACTGCTGGTGGAACGAGTAGACCTGCCAGTGCAACGATTGCGTCTATTCCAAACATGTTGCTTACCTCCTTGCGCTACGCGCGAAACTCATGGATTCGGTTTGGTACATGGAGAAGGTCGAAGTGCAGCCAAGACTTACCGCCTTCGACTCGCATTATATGGCAGAGAAGGGGGTCATCTTTATGCATCTTTATAATGCTTCGAGCTTGCTCAGCGGTGTATCCCTTCACATCACAGTCAATGGCATTGCACATCGGTATCCATTTCCCATCCTCGCTCTTCATGAATGCATGACTGCTTCGCGAAGATCCCAACTCCTGGGCTTTCTCCGGCGTCCGATAGCCGCGCCATTCATAACCACCTTTCATCGACTTCCAGTTGTTCACCGTGATGGGCGCATCGAAGAAGTCACGAAGATTATCGAGTGCCTGGAGCAGAAGTGGATTGAATAAATGCCATGCTTCCTCGCCCTTTGTCTCGAAGGTGTGACGATCAACAAGCTCGTGAAGGTAGAAGTTTCTCATCTCCTTACCTCCCTTCCTTCATATGCTCTTCAAGCTTACCATCAATGCGTTGGAGATAGGTCATGATCAACGAGTACTGCGTCTTAAGTTCAATCACTCCATCTCTATTTACCATCGCACGGTCAGTTAGAAATGCAGCCCATCCTATGATTGCCGCAGTGATGAGTGTCGCGATGGAAGTAAAGCACACTCTTCTCAGCATGTCATCCTCCTTTCTCCTTCTTGGTGTATTCATAAGTTATTCCATCTTCTTCATAATGCCGGGAAGACCGCGCAACACCTGACGCACTGCATCTTCCACTTCAAGGCTCCACGATGGATTCCACTGGAACGTCGCGGGACCGAGACCGGCTGAGCCAAGAGCGGTCATGATCGCCGCGTTGCCATACGTCCCATTTGTCACTATGCTGTACGCATCACCGCTTTGTGCAGTCGATGATGCTGCCGTACCGACATATGCAAGCACCGTTACCGGTGCACCGCACGTGACGGATCTCGTCTTAATCGTATCAACGTCCACCTTCTGTCCGCTTTGCAGCGCCACTGCACCTGCGCTAAGATTTACTTCGCCAGTCCCTGTTCCTGAAGAGAGGAGGACGGAAGCGCCGATATCGCGAGCGGTTTGCGCTGTTCCGCTTATCTTCGATATGTCGAGTCTTCCATTGGCATCAACGGAGATTGCTGCGTTCGCATTGCCGACGTATGGGCCTATGGTGATCGGTGCACCACATGTCACTGCTTGCGTCTTCACAGTATCGACATCAGTCTTAAGACGTATCGTTCCACCGGCATACCCTGTCCCGTCGAACATGGCTTTCAGATTTGTTGCTGCGGCAAGAGCGTCGAGAACGGAAGCAATGTCCACAGAAGGGCCAAGCTCAACGCGAAGATGTTCGGTGAAGGACACACCAGGGTATTGCACAGTAAGGATGACACGCTTCACGCCCGCCGCGAAGGCAGCGTCAGGCCAGTCCACGCGGTAAAGACCGGGTGCGAATGTTGCATCGACCTCGATAGCTTTGTTATCGGCGTGTGCGCTGTCCGGCGCGGCAAGTGCTGTGGCATCAACCTTCACCGTGTGATCGGAGCCGCTACGCGTGTAGATAAGGTCGATATCCGTAATGACTGCCCCGGTGAGTTCCTCTCCACTGCTCAATGAGCGTAAGACAAAGTATGTCGTAATGTCCGTCGAGTCCGGTTTAACTATCACTTCTGTCATACCTCCAGTCATGCCGACATGGCGATACTTCCAATTCACATACGGGGTAGTTGCATCCCACTCCACCTCGTCCAGGTTGATAAGTTGAAGTGTCTCGAAGTCGTTGAATATGTTCATCTCTCATCTCAGTTTCCGAAGAATTTCAGCAGCGCATTGGTTATGATGAAGTCTCCATACTCAGGTCCATACCCTTCCGTCGGAGTGGTGACATGATCATCAATGGAAAGAGTGTGGCCAGCTGCGCAGTAGTAAGTGTAAAGAGTATTGTTAAGTTCGGATTTAATGAGTTCGACAAGTGCGAGATCCATGTGGTGAAAGTGGGCGTAACCGCGAGTGATTTTGCAGTTGCTCAACCTGGTGAGTGCGGTATTCAAGTGACCGGTGTCATCTCCACTTCCTACTGTGTAACAGTTTGCATTCTCGGTGTAGAATTGACAGCGGTTCGCCGTCACAGTAGCAGAGTCCAGAACGTAAAGACAGTTCATCCAGTTGACCGTGTGCTCTATTGATAAGTTCTCTATAATGAGGTCGGCGCCGGAGGTAGCTTGAATGATCTGCGCCGCTCCTTCGGAGTAGAAAGTCACACTGTCAGAGAGAGGGCCTATCCCTCGGAGTATGAGACGACGGTCAATGCTGCGGTTAACCGCGTCGAAGTTGTAGTTGCCGGAGTCAATGAGAAGCAGAGATCCGTCTTTGGCACCATCGAGGGCGGCGGGCATATTAGGGTAGTCCTTGCCAATGCCGACAGTCTCAACGCGGCCGTTCCATATATGGGAGAGCAGCGGGGGGAGGGAGACGCCACATCGGCGCAGTCGGTTGTGCCGGTCAGTCAGGGAAGATGGGTAGTAGGAGAAGCGGTCTCGGGTATTCCAGCGGTGGAAGAGTTGCGAGACACCGCTGAAGCGGGCTTGGTCTCCCCATGAGCCGAAGATTGGCTCTGTGGCGGCGCGCTGGCGCAGGAGACACCAGTCAAGGATTAGGGTTGAGTCGGCAAACCAGCCGGCGTAACCATATGGATGCATGACTCCGCTGTCGTAGTTACTGTTATTCGTCGTTGAGTTGGAATCATTCTTAGTCCATATCGCTGCGGCGGCATCGCGGAAGAGTTCAAGGATGGCATAAGTGTTTGCTGACCATCCACCGCCCATGGCGATGTAGGCACTGTTGCCCGAGGTATCACGGTTGCGGTAGTAGCCCTGATTTGCGTCGTAGGAAAGGTTAGCCCATTGCCATGCCACGGTCGGAGACTCACGGCGCATGCCAAAGGTTTCACAGTAAGACGTGCTGCTGTGACCGCTTTTCAATCGGACGCGCATAGCATACCCTGTACTGAAGTCGGTCAGACCGTAGAACCCTTGATCGACAGAGCCGGTATTGCATGTCACGGTAAGTATCGACCCGGACACTGCGACGGTCGGTGAACCGTATGTTGCCCACTTCGCACCATCGAGGGATGTACCCTCGAAGTGATCGAAGAAGGGGAAGGTGTCGCTTCCGCTACTCACCGCAGCTGCTCCGGCATTGCCGTAGTAGAGGTAGAATGTGGTCGCGCCCACGCCGATAGTGTTGAACTCCACCCATACCGTTGCAGTCTGATTCGGCGTAGTCCCGGACAGCGATTCAATCCAATAGTCGAGAAGAGTCTCGCCATCGGAGGTTGTGAAGCGAACGTCGTTGAAGTTGCTTAGGCAGAGACCTTCGCAAGAGATGTTGAAGCCGGTGGAGTTGTTCGACTCGCCGAGAAGAATCTTCGCTGGGTAGTCCGTTAGCTCTCCGTCTGCGTGAGAGACGGTGAAGCTCTTCCTGTACTCCCATCCACTTAGCCAGCTCATTGTGCCACGCTGCTCCTACCTCAGTCCGACATACGGTTAACGAAGCCAATGATAGTGATGACGTTCGTAGTCGCCGCGAACGCCTTTACTGTCATGGAGTTCTGGAGAATGAGACCAGGAACGATAGGAATGAGGCCACTCTTATACGGTATCGTCATAACTATGTTCTGATCCGGAACGGTTGCACCACCGAATTCAATGGTAAGGAGTACATCGGCAGTGTGTCCATTGTAAGCCCAGAGCCATATCTCATCGAATGAGCCTTCTGACGTTCCAGCGATGGCAGCATGGATTGTGTCTCCCGCTGTCGCCGTCTGTGTCACTTTAATCGCTTTGCCGTCGGTGCTTCCGCTGAGCTTCCTCTTGAATGCTGATGTGCTCACCTTTCACCTCCATACTGCGCGTTGCGCGTTGCGCGTTTCGCGTTGCGTACTTCACACTGCCGTGCATCCTTCGGATGCAGCCTTACCACGGTTGACGATAAGTCAAGATGCCACTCCTTCTCTTCTCCAGTCCGCTGAAGACCTCATCGAAGGTCATTCGGTATGGCGGTCGGTACTTCTGCTGCACCGGCGGTGCACTGTGATCCTTCACATGGAGTGCATACTTCCTCACACCGATACAGGCCATGCACAGGGCGAGGACAAGGTTGTCGCTTGGCCCTTCCATCTTGTCATCCTTCGTCTCATGGAAGGCTTGCATTTCACTCAAAGTGGCTTGGCCGTAGATTGTTAGGCCGTCGTTGAGCACCTCTTTGCAAAGGCCGACCATTTCGTGCTTTGTCTGCTCGCTCGTTATCATTCCGTACTTCACCTTACCACTGCGCGGAATGACCTTCTTAAAGATGCGCTGGCGTGGATACTTCTTCGTCAGTATGCTGTGTACGGCAATGCCGTGGTTGTTCGACTCGCATACGATGAACGCATTGTTATACATCTGCGCCACTTTGATGATGTACTCCGCGAAGTCGACGGGGTCAATGGTGTTGTGATGGAACTCGAAGACTTGCTCCAAAGTGTCGAGGCATAGGACTTGAATCGCTGAGTCATCGCCGCCGGTTCCGCCGGCAGGGTCAGCGCCGAGGACGTAGGTATGGTTCGGAAAAGGGTGCCGTGAGAGACGCTCAATGCGGTAGCCATTGAATGGACGCCATATCCACTCCGGTGTCACTTCTCGGTCAATGTCTGGGAATATGAGACCTCCAGTGGCCTGGAAGCATTCCATGAGTGTGGATGGGTACTCCTGTCTCATCATTTTCAAGTTGCCGCGGAACTCATTCAGCTTAACCCAGTACCAGTACAACTGGCCTTCGGTAAGGTCATACTTCTCCTTCATCTGTAGGAAGAGATCTTCGAAGCCATCGGGGTTCCAGCCGGCGGCTGGGATCATTGAGTATTCGTCATCGTCGTGCCAGGAACGGAAGAAGGTGTGGTAACCCAAGCGTTGTGCGTTGCTGACCATGTAGAAGAAGTCATTCGACGTGCCGTTCCCTGTCGATTCAATACATACCGTTCCGCTCATCGGTACGGCTTGCATGAGACCGGCGATATGCTTCAATCCGTCGTTCTCCCACCAAGCATACTCTGAGATGTGGAGATCGGTGATGGTGTCACCACGGCCAAAGGCGCGCGATCCGGCTGTGCCGATGTAGTATGTTGACTCAGTCTTCGGGAAGTAGAGTTCGTTACGTGAGTTCCTTCCCATCACGGGAGGGGGACCTTTGATGTGCTTAAGCATAAGCTGGGCGCGGTCGAGGAGGCGCTGCGTGGCCTGCGCTTCATGAGAGATGAGAACGGCGTGCGTTCCTTCCTTACCCAGGCACTTTGCCAGCTGTACGGCGACACGGAAGGTGGAGAAACCCTTTTGTCGCGCCTTCGGAATGAGGTCGTGATCGGTACGTTCCTCATCGTAGTCGTGCTGGGAAGGGTTGAGCAGGAAGTCAATGAGTTGACCTTGCTTATTTTGCACTTTGAACAACGTCTCAATGACTTGCGCTTCTGGCGTCATGCGTCTTACCACCCTCTCGGTCTTTTAAGCTCTCGACTGGACTCCCCGCTCGGAAGGCCGTACATCCTTCGCCACGCTGCTTCCCGCGCCGAGAGATAATTCATCTCGTCGGTGGAGTCACTAACCTCGCCGGCCTTCTCGTCGATGAAGTATTGAAGGTCACCAGCGCGCCGCTTACGCTTAAAGCGCTGGTAAGCTTCTCGCCTCGTCTGTTCCTCTTGGCTGCCCATCCTCACCACTCCTCTGCATGATCTGAAGAACGATATCCTCCGCAGTAAGGTTGAATGTGTTCCCCTGCGGTGCATCGACTTTATACTTCTTCACTGCCTTCATCCAAATGTCCACGGCGCGCAGCGCCACGTCCATGTTGTTCGAGTCGAGCGCTTCCTCGACCTTCGCGATGATGCGTGACCACATCGCCTGGAACTCTTTATCAAGCACATTGAGGTGCTGCTGGCGCAGTGCTTCCACTTCCGGCTCATCGTTAAGTATCTGAATGACACGACCGTAGGAGTAGCCGGTAATCTCGGCGATCTCCGCAGCCTTCTTTCCACTGAGATGAAGAGCGAGGACGTGAGCATGGCGCTGCCGCGTAGCGATGCGCAGCCGCTCGTTCGACCGGTCAACTCCGTTCCTGAGGAAGGGATCCTTAGTCTGTGGAGTGAGTAGGCTTGGCATAGTGTGAACCTCGCTTCGCATGAAGTTAAAGTGCTTGCTGCACATGTATTATGTGCGATGTGAACCGATGAAATCAAGTAAAAGTTTAAACCAGCGGCCATGCGAAGCCAGCGGCCATGCGAAGCGCGCGCGCTGAAAGCTGAAAAATTGCCGCGTTTGGGAGAGGGTGTTCCGCATGCAAACCGCGTCGTAGTCGGGGTTTGCGCGAGAGCGTATGTGTGTGAATGCGTAACACCGTGATTTCATTACGATTTTAACGATTGTCATTTGCATGTGTATGATGTATAATGTGTATATGTGTTGCACATACATGTGCATCGTGTTCATTGACATCGTTCATTCGCATCATGCATGATACACGTTCGTATCGTTAACGTTCGTATCGTTAACGTTTATATCAGCGCAACATCAGCGCAACATCAGCGCAACATCAGCGCAACATTAACGTAACATAACGCAACGAGGAGGTGTATCATGGAAAAGCAGCAGGTGAAAGAGCAGCAGGTGAAAGAGTATGAGACCGCGTTCGGCACGTTTTCGGAATCGGAGATGGCGAGTATGATCGAAGATTCGCGCAAGATGAAAGCAGTGAAACAGCGGCAGCGTGAGCAAACAGCAAAGGATAGAATATTAATCGAAATGGCGCGCGCCGCAGGGTTTACGGTCGACAAAGAGAAGATCGCGGAGTATATCGAGAAACATTATCGATAAGTGAAGGTGTATCATGCATGATGAACTTAGCAGTTTAGAGTGAAAGGAGAAAGGAAATGCTTTTCGATGAAGAAGTGGAGGACGTGGTGAGAGAGATGAGATATCTTCTCTACCGATCTCCACGAGGGAAGGACCGAGGGTATCTCTTTAAGGAGAGAAGTGGACCGGTGCGTCTTCTCAGCGTTAGCGAGTGGTTGCGCGAAGCGCGCGAAAGCGATGACGCCGAGTAGCGGGCGGTAGTTTAGTTAGGACTACACGCGCGAAGCGCGCGTGAAGCGCGCGTGAGCGGTGTCTCGTGAAATTTTTATTGAAATGAACGTGTACATAAAACTGTAATGAAATCAACGATGTACACGTTCATTACATTCTTTTAAATTTCATTACATTTCATTAAATTGCGTTACATTATTGCAAACGCGTAACATATTGAAATTCTTATATAATGTAACGCAATGTAACCAATTTAATGAATTTAACCACGTCTCGTTCGTTTTCTTTTCGCTATTTTCAATAATAATATAAGAGAGAGAGAGAGAGAGAGAGAGAGAGAGAGAGAGAAGGGGGGTGGGGGCACAGCGC